AAGGCCGGATTCTTCCACAAGGAGACTTCGGCCTTTGTCATTTCTAAGGCAGCCTTCCTAGCCTCTACAATGCCTCCGCCAACCTCCACGATACCAAACCAGTTATCCTGCACAGCCTTTTCAACCACGTTAGCTGCTTGAGGGTCTTCTTTCAGTTTAGTGATTAAGTCTTGTTCGTTGGCCGCACCGATAGCATCTTTAGCAATGTTCACCACTGCTTCAGCGGCTTTTAAGTTCCGTTCAGCGACTTCGGAGCCAGGGAATAGTTCCCTTACTTTAGGCATGAATGCAGCGATAGCCTGAATAGCTAGGCCGATAATAGGTAATGGCACCATCTTGGATTCCTTAGTTGGTTGTGCAGTGTCTACTGTTCCTTCTGAATATTTGCCTCCATAGGCTTCGTAGACTGCCCTTGCTTGCTCGATAGTTCTCGTAGGCTGACCATAAGGGCTCCAAGGGAGACTAGCCCACTCCTTATTGCACTTTCGTACAGCCTGCTCAAATCTTCCAGCCAGAACATCATCTAAAGCACCCCTTCCAAGGATTAAGGCAACAGCAGCAAAGTCCTGTGTAGCAGGAGAGAAGTCAGGGAAGTTATACTTAGCGTCTAGGCCATCCCAAGTCCTCTCTAGGAACTGGTAAGCTCCAGCAGCGGTACTGGTTAATCCCGCTGCAGAGTTCTTAACCCGAGGATGGTCATTAAAGCTGGCAAAGGTTCCACCACCAAACATAGTCCGATAGGCTATGTCATCCTGTGAAGTCTCTCCAGCCCTGATGACTCTTAGGAAGGCTTGGACGTTGGTGTTCTTGAGTGCTTCATTAATGTTATTCAAGCCCCATATCCTTCTTGACTTTGGCTATGTAGTCCCTAGTTTCTTTAGGCATCTTTTCCATGCCATACTTTTCCAGGTTTCCTTGTCCCCAGTTGTAAGAGGCTAAGATTTTATCTACATCATTGCCATAACGTTGTTTAATCTGACTAAGGAGCATTCCTTTCATCTTTGCAGCATCATCAGGATTTAAAGGATTGCCTCCATTAAGCTTAGCTACGTTGGCAGGCATAATCTGATCCGCCCCCATAGCTCCTGACTTTGGATTAAATGCAAAAGGATTACCGTTACTTTCTGCTTTCCTGATTGCCTCTTCTAAAGAGAGCTTTCCTGAACTACTTTTTTTTTGAGTGTTTAAGAACTGCTCAAAAGACGGAATAGCTCCTTCTTCGTCGGTAGACTCAGTCGGCACCGTTGGGGCAGGAGCTGTAGGAACTGTCTGCTCAGGCTGTGCAGGTAACTGCTTAGTAAACTCCTCAAACGAAGGAATAGCCTCTTCACCCTGTGTTGGTGTGTTTACAAAGCCCTGCTGTGCTACGTTGCCTTGTAGCCCTGCCCCACCTAAGACTCTACCATAACGCACTGGGGCAGACAACTGCCACGCATTATCAGCTAAGTCTTTGGCCCTAACTTCAGGATTGAAGAGGCTGTTAAAGACAACGTTCTTGTCCTTCAATACCATCTTCAAGCCCTCATAAGCACCAGCAGCGGCCCTACCGGGAACTAAGTAGTTAGAGCCAAACTGTGCGCCGCCTACCGCTAACTTCTCTCCAATGTGAGGAACCTGTTGTGCAGGAGCATCTGTTAAGGCTTTCTTAACTGTGTCAATCTTAGCTAAGAAGTTAGCCTTCTCAGTTGGATTAGGGAAGAGGAATGACACCATTTCAGGGTCTTTCTTAACAATACTTTCGTAGTTGTTTAAGAAGCCCTGTAGACTAAAGCTAGGCTGTCGTGCACTACCACCAACAACTTCACCGCCTTCTAGGAACTTATTAAAGAAGTTCTTTCGGATTGTGTCAAGTGTACCTGAATACTGAGGATTAGACAGAGTTCTAGTAACAAAAGCACGCTCAGTAGGTGTCATAGCTGCTAAGCGGTCTGCAATGTCTTCAGGACGTGTGGTAGCTGTCTCTAAGAACTGCTTAGCAATAGGCTGCTCAGCCCAATCAGTGATGGTGTTAAGACGAGTAGCAAAGTTATTCTTAGCCCTAATTAATGCCCTAGCAGCAGCAGCATCCCTGAAGTTAGTAGCAGCACTGGCTGTGTTGTCTAGTGCTTCTCTCCAAGCCCCACCAAGGAGTTTTGCATCACCGATAGAGCTACCAGGAGCTAGGTCAACAAACATATCTCCCTTGCCAAAGGCTACGTTACCGTAGTTCTCCATCATGTTCTGGACTTCTTGGATAGTGGCTCTTTGTCCAGGCTGAATCTGGTTACGAAGTTCAACTAACTGCTCATACTTACGTGTTTGGGCTGCGTCACGAACACCACCGCCGTACTTTGCAATTAACTCATCCAGTGCATTACGCACAGGGTCTAAGTCAACAATACGGCGACCCCCGCCTAACTGGTGAGCCCTGCCAAAGTCTCGATTAGCTAATGCTTTGTGCTCTGCTGTTAGTTCGTCTTTAATGCTTGTGTAGGTGTCTGCAACCTTCTTACCAACAGCAGCAGAGTTCTCCACCTTCATTGCTTTAGATAAAGCTGCTTTAGCCTTATCAGCCCTAATCTGATCCCACTTAGCAACAGCATCGCCTAGTGTCGTGTCTTTACCGGGCATCTTAGAAGCACTAGAAGCAGCAGCAGACTCAGCAGCCGCTGTAGCGTTGCTGTTAGTGGCTTCAGAACGACTTAAAGGAAACTCCGAAGCCGGGACAGGTTTAGCACCAGCACCAGAGATGATGTTCCGGCCACCACGAAGAGCAGCATTCCCGCCAAAGTTACCTAAGACATTAATAAAGAACTGTCCAGCCTTGCTATCAGGTGATACAGTCTTTGCAATGATATTAGATAATGCACCGATAACAGCAGATGGAATAGAAGCAATACCGGCAGCACCTTCACCGCCTGCCCTGGCTAAATCGCCTGCTTTACTCTTATCTCGTGTGTACCAGTCTTCAGCGACAGGGATGTCTGTGGCACTTGATACTGCTTCTTTGAAGTCTTTCTTATTCAGGCTTTCATAGACCTTGTTAGGGTCTTCACCTTTTAAGATGCGTTGAATAATCTTGAACAACAGAGCAGGAGGAAGCTTCCCAGCCACATCAGTAGCTCCCCCTGCAATGTCCATAGACCCGCTGATATACCCGCCAGCGGCTTCCCTACCTAACGACTTTAGCTTCGGGGTATCAATAAGGTCTGCCAAATTATTCTCCTAAGTTCTTCTTGATTACAGCATCAATCTTTTCCTGTGACCAACCAAGTCGTTTGCCTTCTTGATTAGCCATAGCACGGTATTGTGCTTTAGCCTGTTCAATATTGACTCCAGCAGGAACAGCAGGCTTTACCGCAGGCTTCGCAGTCGGAGCAGAAACCGGCGCAGTAGGAACAGGAGCAGCTTTATCGTCAGCAAACAAGTCAGCACTAGCACCTTTGTTATACCGATACCATGCTTCAGCAGGAGGACGTTTATTCTTCTCAATGTCTTCCTGTACAGCCTGCCCAATCTTAGCGTGCTCTTTGACCTGCTCTTTAAACAACCTAATCTGACGCTTCATTACTTCTGGAGTAATATTAGCATTAGCACCGGCTGCTAAAAGCTGACGAAGTTCTTCATTGGAATCAGAACCACTAAGTTCCTTCATCTTAGGTAAGACAATGTTGATAGCAAAGGTCTTTAGCATATCGTTATTGTCAATGAGTTTATTAGCTTCTTCTGTAGTCACGCCTAATAAACTAGCAAAACGAAGCATCTCCACACGAGTATCGGCACCAGAGCCTGTAATGAGTTTTTCATTGTTAACCAAAGTCTCAAGACCCTTAATAGTCGGAGCAATCTTCTTATACACCTGGAACTGAGTGTCCCAGGCTTTAGCGTTTTCTCCACCAGTCTTAAGATAAAACTCATTCTCAGCTTTAGTGCTTTGGTCAACTAAAGGAGCTTTCTTATAAGGTTCGCCTTTAGAGATAACTCTACCATCTCTAGACATAAGCACATCACGTTGCCAGCCTTCTTTATCAGGAACCCCCTCAACAATCTTTTCTAGGTTACCCTGATTAGCTAAAGTGATAGCGTCCTGAAGTTCCTTAGCCTTCTTGTCATCACCACGAGCGACAGCATCAGCATACTCAGCCTGTAGTTTCCCAATAGGGCTAAGTTTCTCACGCATCGAAGCATAGGCAGCAGCATTGTTCTTGCCAATCTCCGAAGCCGTCTTAGCTGCTGACAAGCCCTGAGCACGATAAGCATTAGCAGCCGACATAGCCTGCTCAGTTAAGCCTTTGCTGTTAAGCTTCTTAATAAGAGCAGGGTAGAACTCATCAGGCTTGGAAGGATCAACACCTTCTTCTTTAAGTTCGGTCTTAACTTCCTCCATCGTCTTAGCCTGACGAACTCTAGGGTCTTCACGACCAAGTAAGCCATTAATACCACTGCCTAATGCCAAGCCCGCCCTAGCCGACATATTACCTAAGTCTAGGCTGCTATTCTGCTTGATAAACTGACTATCTAGTTGGTCTTGAATGTCAGCAGGCATCGGACCAAACATTGATTCTTGTTGCGCCATATTCAGTCCTTATCCAAAGATACTGTTAACAACATCGGCATTGTCTTCGTAGCTATTACTGGTAAACGGATTAGAAGTGTCAACCTGAGACTGCACAATCTGTTGAATCTGTGCGTCAGAGACTCCTTGGCCTTTTAACAGGTTAGTGATCTGCCCAACCATGTCAGTAGCACTAGAACCCTGTGTAGGAGGACGCTGACCACTACCACGGGCAATAGCACTAAGCAGGCTAAACAGAGCATTGGTAGCTGCTAAGTTACCTTCGTACTTCTGACCAATAGCACGAACATACTGCGGAGTCGAGGCTTGCAGACCCTGTGTAGACAAGTCTAGATTACTACGAATACCTTGACCTTGTTGGCCTAAGTTGTAATCTAAGCCTTTACCAAACATCCCAGTGACTTGGTCGGCACCACGAATACGGGTGTTCAGTCCAGTATCAAGCCCTTGCCGATACAGATTAGCTGTAGTGCCTGCTCCAGTCATCCGAGCATTAGTGCCTTGATCTAAACCAGCCTTCTCAATGTTAGCGCCTAACTGAGCACCCTGTAAAGTGTTACCAAAGGCTGTATTCCCAATCTGACTACCTAACTGTAACTGGTTAGTACCTTGCTGTGCAATCTGTAAAGGAACCCCAGCAGCACTAGCACCCTGACTAAGCAGACCACCACGTTGTGCAAGGGCTTGGTCAGCCGCTGTAGCCTGTGCTTTCAGGTTACGGTCTTCTAAGGCTTTGTAGTAAGCCACCATAGCCGGATTAGAACCAACACCACCAATAGAGGTAGCTGGATTAAGGCTCTGGAGCCCTGTCCTGCCTCTCGCCTGCTGCTGTGCCTGGATAGCCGCCAGAGACTGTTGATCCCCAGGTGCAAAGACTTGTTGCATCAGGTCATAGCGTTGCTTAGCTAAGTTGTTAACATCAATGTTATTAGCAGCACCAAAGGACGATGTAGCAGCCGCTGTAGCGGCATCAGAGATACCCTGAGCACCAGCAGTAGGCGTGAACTTACCAGCACCGTCTGTAGAGCCTACATTGGTTGTGATGTTAAATGGTGTGAACTTCCCTACATCAGCCTTTGTACGGGCTGCTAAGCCTGCATACTTCCCTTCAGTCTGTGTAGCTAAGTTGTTATAGGTGTTACCTACTTTATCACCTAACATCCCATAACCCTGCTGATAAGTGTCAGCTAAGTCGTTATAGGTTTCACCAACCTTCATCCCAAGGTTCTCATACCCTGCTTGACCTTTAGCACCTAAAGCATCAAACATTCCTTGGCCTTTGTCGCCTAAGAACTGATACTGGCCTTTAAGACTATCACCTAAGTCTTGATAGCCCTGTGCAGCAGTGTTGCTAGCATCCTTCAATCCAGCTAACTGTGTAGCCCCTGCTCCGATATTGAGCAGATTGTTTAGCATTCCATCACCGCCTGTGATAACACCGGCTACTTGGTCAACAATCCCACTTAATCCAGGGATGGCCTTTAGAGCCTGCAACACACTAGGCCCAGCAGTTTTAACTAGGTTAGTAATAGCAGGAGCTAATTCAGACAGCGGAGCACCTGAAGCAGCAGCGGCGGCAATGTCGGCTAAAGTAGCCCCGGCACCAAGCTTCATACCAGTAGCCTGCACAATCGGTGCAGCAGTGCCACCAACAGTCGTTGCGGCAGTAGGCACCACATTAGTAGCACCGACTGTGGAGTTCAGCATCCCATTCTCAGCAGTAGCTAAAGCAGGATCAACACCGGTCAGGCCACCTAATCCGGCAATCTCTGAAGCCAGCCCAGCACCAGCAGCTACTAAGATAGTACCAACAACTTCAGGAAGATGGTTACTCAGCCAACCACTATCACGCTCTACAGGGCTGAACTGAATACTATCAGGCTGTAGATTACCATTTGCATCAAACTTTGCAAAGTATTGACCGTATTTACCGCCAGCTTGTTGTGTATCAAACGGTGGAGTTACCGGACCCCAATAGAAGCCATCAGCATCTTTTTGAAGTCCATCAACTTTATCGTTGCCATAGCTAGGCGTCATATCTTCACGTCGCACACCGTCAGCAGAGCCCATTGGTTGATCGATAGGCTGTAGCGGACCAATGTTAACCATCTTCTCAGTTAAATACTGACGAACCTGCTCAGGCGTCATCTGAGCAAAGATAGTCCCTGCTTGTTCGGTATTAATAGCCATTGTTATCCTTAACTATATAGCATACCACGACCACCCTGCTGTAAAGGTGTCATAGCAGTTGGAGCAGCACGCCAAGCAGAAGTATCCTGCACAGTTGCGAAGTTCTGGTTAGGAGTCGGGTTCTCCATCGAGGTACCATTGTTCCATCCAAGCATCGTCGTCCCCGCTGTTGTCGGCGATGCTGTCGGAAAAGACGGTATAGCCCCACCAACCTGATTACGGATGTCCTGTAAGCCCGGTAAAGGCTGTGCAGGGGCTGCAATGCTAGGGGCAGGTGCTTGAGGGGCTGTCGTGGGCTGCAAAGCCCCCATGACCCAATTAATCCACTCAGGACTGCCTAACTCAGGCTGTGCAGGAGGAGCAGCATAGGTTGTCTGCGGAGCCTGACCCTGCACCGTCACCGGAGCCATCCCATAAGGGTTCTGTGCAGTTAACTGTGCAGCTAATTGGTCATTCAGCATCCCATAACCACGCTGTGCTTCCGTTAAAGAAGCTTGGTAGCGAGGATCGTAGGCAGCACCAATATTGCCTTCGTTGTCCATGCTATATGTTGCTGTGGGCGGTGCCGCCGGTGTCTGAGGCGTCAGGAACCGCTCAGGGTTAGGAACAGCAAAGGCATACGCAGCCTGAGACTGAGACAACACCTGATTAGTCTGTGGATTATAGACCTGACCGCCCGGTAAGGCAATCCAGCCAGGAGGCAGAGTTACGTCGGCCATTAGTATGTCCCTCCATCAATCGTACCTGTACCACTTAAAGTACCAGACAACGAAGTAATGCCAGTTAAGGTAACAGCATCATAAGTAACCCCTGTGGAGTCCAGCTTAGAACTGATAGCAGTGGCAATGTTATTAAACTCAGTATTCAGTGCTGTACCTAGGATTCGCTTATTAACGTCACCTGTAGTCAGAGCATCTTTAACTGAGAAGTCTACCGTTTTAGTGTAGTTACTCATAGTGTGCTAAGTCGTCCTTTCTTAACAAACACATCAATCTGTTGAATCGAGAAGGGAACTCCATAGATCGGCACTTGGACACCTACTTGGAAGACTCTGCCGGAACCGCTTAGGTTTTGATGAATAGGACGGATAACGTTAGTGCTGCCGCCATACTCGCTAATTCCGTACTCGGATGTAGCAACATTGTACTCAGCCACAGTTCCCCTTGAAGGAAAGAATTTCTGAGTTTGGTGCGAAAGTCCTGCATAGTCTGTACCCCATAAGAAACGAATTAAGTAACCAGTGCCGCCGTATCCCATTAGCCTGAGAAACTTCAACACTTGGAGATTACTTAAATCCCCTGTGCTTAAGTGGCTGGAGACATAAGACATTTCATATAGAGCACCATCATCTTTGTAGCTTGTGGAGGCCCTACCAATTCCGGTATCAAAGCCAAACACAAAGTCCTTATCTAATCGGTACTCCATCGAATACGGCGCAATGGACCAAGTAGTTGCCCTTGCCGCACCATCCTGTAGTCGCTGTTTAAGATCGAAACAGTAGGATTTATTAAGTGAAGGCAAACTAAGCAGATAATACCCATCTTTTTCATTGTACCCAGCAGCAATCTCATCATAGCTGCCGTCAATGCTTTCAAGGCTACTAACGTCAGCTAACAACGAGTCTCTAACATTCTTGCTTAAGTCGTTTAATGGTGCAGACTTCTCAGAGATTACCCGACCAAGACTACGAATACCAGAATCAGAAAGAAACAGAATGTCACTGCCCATGTGAACCACAGAGTCTCTCGCAATACAGCCAACTCCTAAGATAATATCCGATAGAGTCATTGTTGAGGGATCATCTGCACCATCATACAAGATGATAGTTTTATCACAGAAGATCACTAACTTGTTATTAAAACTAGCTAGGGCTACACCGGGTCTAACACCATCTGCATAGACTGTGTGTAGGTCTAAGGAGCCAGCAGAGCCGCCTGTCCAAGCTTCACCGATTAACAAATCAGACCACTTCAGGGTTGTCTTGTCAGTTAGTGTGTCAATAGTCCATAGACGACCATAAGCAGCTAGAACTTCATTCGCTTCTTGGACGGTCCCTGTGTACGCTCCAGCAGTATCAATGTCAACACAAGTAGAGCCATCATAGACAATTGGGCTGTGTCCTCGCTGAAAGAAATAAACCTTACTATTGAAGTTAACTGCTTTCCAGTTTGCAGCCGACCACAAAGGGCTTGAATAAATCTGTGCAGCAGTGCCGCCAGCATCAACACTATACAGGTAACCACCAGGAACAGCTAAGATGAGTTCAACATCACCGATAGAATTGATGTACTCATGCACTAAGCGTACACCATTCTCATTGATAATCTCATCAGCAGCAATGAAGCGTTCCCATCCCTTACGAGCAGCTAAACGTCCTGACTGGTCAATAACTACATTGTTGGCTTCTAAACAGAACTTAGGGTCTAAGCCTGTGGGGCTATCTTGGGTGTTCAGTCCGTAGAAGCCAGGAGCACCTAAGTTAATTGGGATTAGACTGGCACCCATACCGTAGCCTCCGGTGTTCGTGCAGCATCCTGTGAAATAGCATCAGCTAAGGTCTTCAGATAAAGCCTTTCTTGAATCTCCGCAGCCCTGCCTTGATCTTCGCCACGTTCATTGATGGCTTTCAAGTGTGCCAATTGTAGCACAGGGTCTTTAGGGATGTAGAGTTTTTCAGTCCCTGTAGTGAAGTCTTCTTGAGGATTGATGACATAGAATGTTAAAGACTCTACAGCATCCGGCAGAGGATACAGGCGGACAGTTAAGGTTCCCGACGTAGTATCGTTCTGTGTGTAGTCATAGTGTGTAGGAGACTGACTTACTACCGTAGTTACTGCTAACTGGTTATTGATCCACCGGCTATCGGGTAAGTCAATAAGACGCCATTTCTTAGTTGTGTTGAAGGCTTCTAAAACCCGAGTTCGACTGTGTGAACCTGTTAAGTCATAGTCTCGTTGTCCAATTACTGTAGGAACAACAATACTGGTCTTTAAAGCATTCCACTGCCAAGCATCTTCAACTTCTCTGCGAGCTTCATTAACAAAGATCCCAATGAGTTCAGCATATGACGTTTCAGTTACTGTAGTAACAGTATCTTCACGAAGACGTTTAAGGACTCCGTTAACTAATTCTAAATATGTTGCGTTAGCCATTACAGAATCCTTATGTGGGCAACAATCCAGTCCCAAGTAGCACCAAGACCAGCCAATAAGGCAATCAAAGCAGCTACTAACTTTGCAGCAGTCTTACCCTGATTCAACACACCCATTAACTCTTCAATGTGTTTAGTCTGTTCTTTGAAGTTACTTGCTAGGGTGTCATATTTCTCTTCTCTAACCGCTTGGTCAATAACTACAGCAGTGATCTTCTTATCTAATTCTTCCAGTCGATTTAATACTTCCCTAATTAGTTCATTAGCTTCGGTCATAGTCCATCTGAGACATCCCCAGGAGGAGTCGGCCACACCATGTTAGATAGAGGATCGGAAGTTACCTTTGCAGTGTCCCAGTTAGTACGCAGTGCAGCACGATAGGTTGCCCAAGCAGTCTTCTTAGGGTTGCCGATAGGAGCATCAGAAACCTGTGTCCAGTCAGTAGCACGAAGTTCTTGCCGGACTAGTTCTCTACAGGACTGCCTAGACTCTTGCGTATCACGTTGACTCTTTGACACCAGAGCACCAGTGTCTTTGTCGATCACGTCGTCAGGCTCGATAGCCGGGTCAGTGATCTGCACAAACCGTGGACCAGCCTGTGCAGCATCCTGTGCGGTCAATCGAGTAATGGAGATAACTTTTCCATTAGGTTTGATGAAGGCATATTTCTGAGCCATATTAATCCTTACCAAGTAATAACACGAACCCAGCCCCCACCACCAGCGCCACCAGCACCAGAAGCATTAGCGGCAGGACAACCGCCTCCACCACCACCTCCACTACCGACTCCGCCAGCACCACCAGCACCACCATTACCTGCTGAACCAGCACCTCCACCGCCACCTCCTGTGCCTGCTAAGCGTTTGTAGGTGCTTGTTGTGCCTGCTGTGCCAGCAGTTCCTGTGGCTCCTGTTACACCCTTTGCAGCGCCTTGTCCGTTTCCTACTGTTGGGTAGCCAGGGTGACCACCATCAGCACCATCATAGCCTGTAGCTCCGTCCCATGTGCCACCACCTCCGCCACCAGCACCGCCTAAGAAACTTCCACCGCCACTTCCTGCATTGGGTCCGTTAGGAGCGTGACCTCCTGAACCACCACCTGAATAGGCACTAAATCCAGCCGTAGTGCTTCCACCAGCACCACCACCAATTGTGTAGTTAGCCGCTCCTGTTGAGCCTAACGGCGCTCCTGCCACACTAGAAGAAGTAGACCCATTACCACCAACGGCACTAATAGAACCGCCAGCACCACCTGAATAAGCCGCCGTAGTGCTAGGAGCACCGCCACCTCCACCGCCAAAAGCTTTAAGTAACTCCGCAGTACCAAAGATACTCGGAGAACCAGCAGAACCTACTTTACCGGAACCACCTGTGGTGCTTGTGCCACCTGCACCTCCTGCACCGGCTGTAACGGTCTCTGTAGTTCCTAATGCACTAGCCCGAAACCAGCCAGAGTTATAAGCACCTCCTCCACCACCAGGGCCACCTATACCGGCTGCATTGCTTCGTCCTGATGCTCCGCCTCCTCCTCCACCAACCATTTCAACAAAGACCCAGCTAGCCTGTGCTGGCTTAGTCCATGTGAAACCTGTACCGGCTGAAGGGCTTTCTTGGATGTTAATAGGACGACCCAGAGTAACAACATCCCCGCCGACAGTCTTAGTAAAGAGAATCCTATCTGTGGTGTTGACGGCTAATTCGCCATGAGTTAACTGGCTAGCTGTTGGTGCAGCCCCAGCGGTAGAATTGTTCTTTGTAAGAATAGTCGGCATTGAATCTCCATTTACTTAGTAGGCTTTTCAGCTTTCTTAGGCTGAATGCCTTTGTATTCATTGTAAACATCTTCAGAAACTTCTTTGTAGTCTCCCACTTGATTACGGATATCTCGAATATCAAGTTCTAAATCAAACTTAAGAACTACTTTAGAATTTACATCTTGAAAATATGCAGGCATTTAATGACCTTTGTAAGCTAGGATGCCCCCGAAGGGGCTCCAAAGTCTAATTAGAAAACAGGACGACCAATGACCATCTTCAGAGCACCCGATGCCATATCAGCAGTGACACCAGTACCGGCAATGATAGCCAGCACAACAGTATTAGCAGCAGTAACACGGGCACGAATGATCGGACTAGCAGCAACCTCTGTAGACAGCGACAAACCAATAACCATGTCACCGACAGCAACACCCGGAACCGTAATGGTGTCCGAAGTTGTCTGAGCACCAGCAGCAGCCGATGCAGGATCCCATGTAGCGTTCACTGTCCAGATTTCCGAGAAAACTCCCGGAAACTGCTCAGGCCCTCGCTTATGTGTAACACTTGTAGCAGCAGCCATAATAGCTCCTATAAAGACTCTAAAGGGCTGTTTAGGCCCTCTAGAGTAGGTTAATTAACTATTAAGCCGGCACAACCAGAGCGTAGTACGCAGCACCGTTGGGGTCCGTAATAGTCGAGCTAGTACGGATACCTTTAACACCATAAATGGTATCAGCGGTGTAGAGCGTAGCCAGGTACTCTTGCTTGTACTGCGTCTGACTGCGGATGTTTTGCTGCATAGCCAGTACTAAGGCGTCTTCATGGAACATTAACGCAACACGCGGTTTAGTACCCGACGCAACGTCAGCAGTATCACAAGCAGTCGTCACAAACACGTCCATACCATAGACATTACCGATTTGGCCGTTACGGATGGTGTTACCGCTAGCCGACTCACCAACGAAGGCTTGTTCAGTGAAACGCGACAGACCCATCAAGGTATTACGACTCGACGGAGGAACGACTAAGTGACGACCATCCATCGGAACATCAGCATCATCAAGACGCTGGATAACCCGACGAATACCCGCATCGGTCAACGCCGAAGCATTGCCAGTCGAAGCCGACGTATACGCAGTAGCACCATCGCCACCGATATAAGCAGCCGCGTAGGCATCTTGTGCATCAACACCAGCATCTGTACCGCCAAAGGCAACACGACCCAGCTTGATCAGATCACGGTCAATCTGCTTAGCTAACTGATAGCCAGCATCGGCAGTGTAGAACTGACGAGCACTGTTCAGGGCTTGAACAGCAGCGAAGTCTTCGATGAAGCGCGAATACTCGTAGTGTTTGTTAACCACCACATTGATTTCGCTCTCAACGTTCGCCTGAATGGTAACAGCCGTACCAGCAGCCTTTGCATACGCGCTACCACGAAGCGGCATCGGGATATGCATTGTATCACCCTTCTTACCTACGAAGGGCATTTTACGAACTAAGTTACCCATAACCAGTTTGGCTTTGAACGAGGCAATCAAATGTGTTGCGGATAAACCGTTTCCGTTTACCCTCTTTAGATCTCTCTAAAGTTCAGACTATATCATCACTGTATTACTACAGGCTGTGCGCTTCGGGGCTACTTAGCCCCTACTCCCCGGAGGGATAGTCGTTGAACCTTTATTCCCGAAGTCCCCGGTAATTTAGTGCTGAGAGTTGTTTAGGAATGTCTAATTCAAATTCGCTGTATTCGAGCGATTTCCACTTAGACTGCCTAGACTCACACCAAGCCCATAATAATGTAGCCTGTGCTTTCTTCTCAACTAAAATGTCTTTAATCACCGGTAGGAGTTTATTTAGCCGCTTGAAGCCTTCTACTGTAATTGCCCAGTATTCTTTGCTTCGTTCGTTGCGGGGCTTGTAATATGTTACGTGACAGCCTACATCTATGCTTTTCAGTAAAGCACAGACTTTATCGACTAAAGGCTTGCTAGTGTTGGCGATTCGCATACCGGGCTTATATTCATGGCTTCGTGATCCTCCACGGCTCCACAGTCCAATACAACCTTCACCATCAATAACACCACATAACCATCCAAGCTCAAATTCGGAAATACTTGGCTGCTGATTGTCCATTGTATCATCTCCTTGATTATTGCCTAATAAGCACAAGTGAGTTTTAGAAGTTTCCAGCAATTCACACAGTTTTCGAGGTCTGCTTTTCGTTAAACCTCGTCTGACCAGATCTCCAGTTTTAGGTCAGATTACATCCCCGAGATCAATTAAGGGATAAACTTGTCTAAACGAGTCGAGGTAACAATACTTGCTGTGCCGCCAGGATAGGCAGCGGTAGAGATAGCCATAGAAGGCTCCTTTGAATTAAATTAGATTAGCGTACACGTCCCTCCGCATAAGCAGCATAGATTTCATCACTAAGCTCTTTATAACGGGAAGGGTTTTGAATTTGCAGACGGATTAAGTCAGCGCGACGATATGTCTTCCGTCCAACTTCTCCACTGCCACCAGCATCAACAGAGGCTGCATTCAGTTGTCGCTTGCTTTCGTCTTTTAATTGAGCAGCCCCGTCAGAAACAATCTTCTGTTTAGCGGCTTTGAGTTCCTTGAACGTAGTCAATAACTCATCAGCAGCAAGAAAGTCGTATTGTTTATCGGCAGCCTGGAACAATTGTTGACGAATAGGCGAAGCAGTAACAAACTGTGCAAACTCACTATCAGCAATAATGTCTGTATAGTCAGGATGCTTTGAAACCAGTTTTTGCTTGTTAGTCATCCGATCCAACTCTACAGCCTTGTCTTGGGCCATTCGGATAGAAGGATGGTTAGCAATAACTTTGTTGACTGTGCTGACTGGATCAGCAAAAAAGTCAATATCGTCAATAGAAGTGTTAGTTTCCTGTGGCGCAACTGTTGGCTGGATTTGCCGTTTAATAAGTTGATCCGCTAAAGAACGAACTTCAGCAACTTCATTGGCTTGACGACCAATTAGCTTCTCAGCCTCTTGATGCATCTTAACAATGTCTGCTACCGATTTGCCTTTGTACTTGTCCGGTAACTCAGGTTCCGGGGTAGGCTGTGCAATCTGTTCTTCAACAGCTTCAAACTCGTTTAACGATCCTTCGTTAACGTCCATATTAACTAAGTCTTCCATGTTCTTCCTTTTCCTGTCGGCAGAACCGATTGTAGGATAATCAAATTAAACTCTTAGGGTCTGTAGGCGTATAGAAAGATTCTTCTTTCTTACGTTCCCTACCACGTCTACCGGCTTCTTCATGTTCTCTAGACCATCTGTCTGCCCTAGAAGGAAAGGCACCTGACCAGCCCTCTAGTTTAAACTTTGGAGTTGATACCACTCTAATAGCAGGTTCGTCACAGATACGACATAGAATCTCGAAGGTGTCTTTTTCTACAAAGGCTTCGGAAACATGTCCATCCCTACATCGAAAGTCACGCAGCATCTTCATTGCTGAGTTCCTTATAACTAGACTCCACAGAAGTTTGCCAACCTGTGATCCAGTTAAGAATCTCTAGTTGACCTTTGTGGTTATGTAGTTTTTCTAAAGTGTCTACTCCGTAAAGAGTATCCATTGCTTCTTTCATCAATGTGGCTTGAAGAACAAAGTCTTTGTATCCCTTTGTAGAGAATAAGTCTAGTTGTCCTTCATACCACGCTTTGTCTTCTTCATTCATTAGTGGCCTCACAAATCAGCCATCAAGATAATAACCAGTTCTTCGACTGATTTTAGTTTCTTCTCTAAAGTATCAAAACGAGACAGAATCTCTTGATGTGGGGTTAATTCAATAATGGGAGCATCCTCAACTACTTCCTTAACCTCCTCTATTTGGGTAGTTAGAGCCTTTAAAGCCTCAATTATGGGTTGTAAACTTTCTACATAGGTTTGTAGTGCTTCTGCTTTCTCTTGTGGAGTCTGCTTTGTAAACCTGTCATTGAGTAGTTGTCGTGCTGTTTCTTCTGCTTTAAGCCATTCTTGTGATTCAACTGCTTTAAGTTTCTTTTTCTGCTTACGGCTTAGATTACGTCCTGTGCCTGTTCCGCCGCCCTGTGAAAGAGCAACAGGAATAGCCCCAATACCGGACAGTGTTACGTTGTCTAAGGTTACTGCTAAGGTTCCTGTTCTTGGCTGTCCAGCAGTACCAATACCGGCTAGTGTTGCGTTGTCTAATGTAACAGCCAGTGTAGCACTACGAGTTACAGCACCAACACCAGCCACTGTAACATTATCTAGAGTAACCGATAAAACACCATCTCGACTAGTTCCTACAGCAACAGTGCCTTCGCCAGACAACGTAGCTGCATCTAATGTTACCTCTAAGGTTCCATTACGGGTTACAGCACCAATACCGGTAAGCGTTGCATCAGCTAGTGTAGTCGATAGCGTTCCCGAACGAGTAACACCACCAACACCAGTTAACGTTGCTGCATCTAGAGTAACTGCTAAAGTCCCACTTCGTGTTACAGAGCCTACACCAGCCAGAGTAGCGGCCGCTAGAGTACTGTTTAGTGTGGCTGTGTTGTTAGAACCGCCGCCCAGCGAGTAGAAAACCGGGTCGCTGTCGGCTTCGAATAGCCGCCACCGATTTTTATATACGTCAAGCGCATCATTCGATGATAATTCCCGTCTCCACACCCTGGCGACGTACAAATTCCCACCGACAACCGGATTGCCGTCCACCTGGCGACCGAACTGCCACGGCGTTGTATCGCCGGATTTGATTGCCGTCGCTGATCCATTGTCCGCCCACGCCGACCCGGACACTGGACTGCCGTTGATATATAACTGTCCGTTACTTCCGGCAGCCCATGACCAAACAACGTGGCAAATTACACCAGCAGACACAGTGCCGTCAGCAGTGCGTAACGAAGTTATAGACCCGATGTCGTCAGACACCAAAAACCCTACGCTTCCGGCTGTTTGTACGTATCCGGCAATAAACGAAGTTCCTACGCTGTTCCACGAAGCAAATATCGTTTGGCCTGATGCCAGCGAATCGACTTTGAATTGCAATTCAAACGTCGCGGCAGTTGCCCCATATAACAGCGATTGCGTGCCGAACGAAGCATCTCCGTTAGATGGAGACACCAGCCTTAACGAGTCGGCTTGCCTGCTTGCCCCACCGACAAGCGCCACACCAAGCCTTCTATTCGCGCTGTTGAATAGAGCATTAGCCCCGGCAACCTGAAACACTAAATTCCGCGCTTGCGGGTCAGACCAATTTACTCCAACCGGTTCCTGCGGCTGCGTCGTCCTTTCACCAGGCGTCCAAATAATCCCGCTAGCCATAGCGAAACCTTATGCCGCAGGCTTGAACGAGTAGGGCGTGATTTTCACCGTGATCGGGCT